GAGCGAAAGAGAATACCAGATTTTTTAAGTAGGAAACTGCTTGTTGGATTCCGTAAACTATCGAATCCCAAACACCAAGCAGACCTTCCTTTACTTTGTCCCAGTTTTTCCAGAGCAATATTCCGGCTGCTGCTAGTCCGGCTACTGCCGCAACCACAAGTCCAACCGGCGATACTAGAGCGGCAAAGAGTGGGGTTAGTATTTTTATCGTCGCTACTATCTTTCCAAGCACCAATAAAAGCGGGACAATTGCTGCTACTACTCCGGCAACTACAAGCGTAATTTTCAATACTCGTTCGTCAAGATTTCGCACCCAATCAAGAACGTCTTTCAATCGTTCGCTCAGGCTTTGAAGTGCTGGAAGTAGCACTTTTCCAACTGTTGCTCCTAGCTGCATGCCTGTCGCTTTGGTGGTAGCTTTTAGTATGTCAATCTCGTCGTTAAATTCGTTTATGTCGTCTAGGGCTTCTTGCGACATAATAAGTCCGGCAGCCTTAGCTTCTTCGCCAAGTCGCTTGAGGTCGTCTGCTCCGCCCATAATTAGCGGATTTAGCTCCTGTGCCGAACGCCCAAACAACCTCATGGCTGTTGCATCTCGTTCTGTTGCATCTTCAATGTTTCCAAGCGCTTTTATGACTTCGTCAAACACATCTTCATTATCGCGGAGGTTTCCGTTTACATCGGTAATTGAGACCCCCAGTTTGCTAAATGCTTCTTGGGTTTGCAGGTTCCCATCTCGTGCATTGCCCATATTTCGGGTTAGGCGAGACAAGGAACCGCTTAGGGTGCCCATGCTTACGTCTATTAGGTCGCTCGCGTATTGGAACTTCTGTAGGGTTTCTGTTGAAAGTCCGGTTGTCGCGGAGAGGGTGTTCAGGTCATCGGCTGCTATTCCGGCTTTTACTGCCATCGTTGTAAGTGCTCCACTTACTGCTGCTCCCGCTGCGGAGAAAGGCGCAAACTTTTTGCCCAATCCTTCTAATTTCGTGCTAAGCTCGCCCATCCGGTCTGCGAATTCTCTTGATCGGTCTTGGGTAGATTTTAGCTGCTTTTCAAAGTGATTGAGTTTGCTTTCTGTTGCCACCAGTTCGCGCTGGAAAGCCCTATATTGCCCTTCCGTAATGTCGCCTTTTTTAAATTGATCGTTAATTTGTCCCTGAGCGTTTTTTAAGCGATCAAGCCTTTCTCTGGTGGTTGCAACCTGATCGCCTAAAAGTTTCTGTTTTTGTGCTAGGAGTTCGGTATTTTTGGGGTTGAATTTGAGAAGTCGTTCCACTTGCCTTAATTCGCTTGCTATATCTCCGGATTTCTTGGTAACATCGGAAAGAGCCTTATCTAGCCCGGTTGTCTCTGCTCCGATAACTACATTTATCCCCTTGATCGTCTCTGCCATATCCTCACCTCCTAGCCTAACAGCCTATCAATGTCAGCCTGTGTCGCTGCTCTTGTTTTTGATTTCGGCTTGTCGTCGCCGATATAAACATTAACCAGTTTCATAAATTCTGAAACCGTAAATTCGTTTAGCTCCACAAGAGATAATCCTATTTTTTTCGCATTTGCGATCATTATTAATTCTAGGTTTTCTTGCGGTTCGTCTGAATCACTTGACTGGGGGTTTAGGTCCTCCGCTTGTACCTCCACGAAAAAAGCCGCGCTCGGCTTCCTCCAATACGTCTAGCATGAATTGTTCATCTGCAAAATCGATAGAATCAAAACCATCAAGCCACTTGACGAAGTTTGGAAAACTCTTTCCTATTCCGTTATGTGTTTTGTTCATTGCCCAGACTAGCTGCAGAAGCAGTACTGTGTCAATCCTGCTTGGATCTTTGCTAATTGCGGAAAGAGATACCAAGTCGCCGATTAGATCGCTTCCAAACTCTTGTTTATAAAACAAAAGGGCTAAAGGAGTTGCCTTTAGCCCAATTTTCTTGCTTCCGAGTTGTACTGTTTTCATTTTCTACCTCCTAAACTCCGGCTGGTACTAGGTCAAGTATTGCTGCCTCTAGGTCGGCAGTCGCTTTGTTGACCTGTGCCTGCGTTGCTTCAAGGTCGTCATTTACTGTGCTCGCTGCGGTTAGTGCGGTTTGCATGGCTAGCCAAGATTCAGCGGTATAATCTAGTTCAGTAAGGGTTCCGGCTAGGGCTATAGCTGCTGCTAGTTCGGTTTTCACTACTGCGGATGGTGTGGCATTAGGAAGGATGACTTCGCTGAAAAATGCTTCGTAGACTGGTGCGTTAGTGTCGCTGAGTTCTACAATGCCTTTAACTCTGCTTTTACCGTTAATTATAATTGGTCGGATCCGCAAGGATAAAGTATCTGTGGATGGTTCAATGTTGTCTCCCTTGGTTGCGTGTTCTTTGCTCGGACGAGAAGCCTTACATTTGTAGAACACATTCCTTCGATTCTTTTTGTCGCCATGAACCTCACACATTAAGGCGAATTCTGCTTGTTCACCGTCAGCGTTTTCTACAAGCATTCCGTTAGTGTCAATCTCCCAGCCTAACATTCTGGCCAACACTTCGTCTGGCACCAATGCCATCTGAAGATCGCCGGAATAGCCATCATTGTTGACATGATCGAAATAATCTGCTTCGTTGTCGGCTGCGAAAGGGTTTTCGCTGCCTTCGGGGTTTACTGAGAGATTAACCGCTCCGGGAATGTGAATGGGTGTTTCCCATATTGGGATTGCTCCGCTGCTGTCTAGAAAAGCAATATGGACTTTTTCAAGCCCATAAAGCACTTTATTTGCACTCATTTATTTAGCCTCCTATCAGTTGTACTCTATAGAGAATTTGGTAAAGACCCTCGCTTTTAATAAAGGTCTCTAGTTTTGAATATGGCAGCCCAATCTCTTTGAGCTTGCTTTCTACCAGCTTTTCTGTTGGCGGATCTTTTTTGGTGTTGTAGAGTTCTACTTGGAAATTTGAAATGTCTAGATAATTGTAGTCGTCTGCCATTAGATCACTGGAGTATGAAAAAAGATACAGGATATACGGAGGGTTTGGCGGGCTTTTGAAAGAGTGGTACCTAACCGGTAGCCCAGTGCTTTTTAACGCGTCTGATAGCTCTTTTTGTGTCATTTTCCCCCTCCGTTCTTGATAATTCTTTTAATGTCAGATTCGAAATTGGCAGTATGTTTTTCGTAAGCCGGCTGAACATGGGGTTGTGCTTCTGTTCTTCCGCCGTCCACCGTTGCGTGTCCGAACTCTAGCAGGTGAACAAGACTTGGTTTGTCTTTGTTGTGGACTATCTGCTTGTATTCTCCGTCTTTGGTTGATTTTTTACTTGTCCACCCCTTGGCATATTTGCCGGTATCTTTTGGGGAGGTGATTTTTAGTTCATCCACAATCGCTTTAGCGGTAGTATCTACTTTTTTTTCAATAGCTTCTGAAACATCTTGGGTGTACTCCTGGACTGCAAGTGCGATTTCCCCGGCTAGTTTGTCGATTGATGTTGTAATTTCAGCCATCGCCATCCTCCAATGCCTTGATTTTTACCCAGATGTCGTCATTTACATGGTCGATATTTTTAATGTTGTAAGATTTGTTATTGTAAATGATCCGATATTCGATAGTGTTCATTTCATCGATAAATGGCACGTATCGAACGGTAAAAACAACGGTATTTTCTTCATTGACTGTCGCTGCCTCGTAATACTCACGTCCCCAAAGATTGCTTTTTTCTGCTTTGAGTGTTTTCCAGTCCTGCCAAACTTCGATTGAATTATCGTATTCGTCGACGGTTTCAACCTTTTTTTGAACGATGATCTTTCTCCTACGGACTTTCGCAAGGTCTTTCATTACTTCAGCTTTGGTTTTCATGTCGTCACCTCGTCAGCAGATAGCTGCTCGATGCCAATCTGAAGCTGAAGCCTTAGTATCTCACTACTAAAGTTTTCTTCGAAGTATTCTGAAGCGTTATTGTAAACGTAGCGGCAATAATCAAGGAGAAGAGATTGAGGCAGCCCGCCTGTAAAGGTCAGCTCTGCCCCAACTAAATCATTTAGATATTCTTGTCCTCTGGTGATTAGTTTTGTTAATGCCGCGTCCTCATCGTTCCATGTGATTTTTAAATAGTCTTTTACGTCCTGTAACATTTAACCACCTACTTTTTTTTCGGTGTGGTCTTTTTGGTAGCTGGTTTCGTTTCTGGTTTTTTTGGTTCTGGTTTTTCTTTCGCTTCAAGGAAAACGCCAAGAGCGGTTGAGTTAATTTCCTCGAACCGCTCTTTGGTAATGTCTATGGTTTTACCTTTTCGCTGGATTTTCCCTGTTGCTTTGTCCTTGTACTGTTTGATTACTAAAGCTTTCATTTATTATCACCCCTTACACTATCGGAGTGTAGTCAACTACCAGTACGTACGCTTCGCTTTCTGCCCCAACTGCGGACGTAATGGCGATGACGTTTTGACCAGCTTCCATCTTCAGGGAGTATTTGCCTTCTGCTGCTGTAACTGCCGCACCGTTCAGGGTAACGGTTACGGTTGCACTTGCGTCTTTGGTAGTGACCTCAAGCGATGCGGTGTCATTGTCTCCGGCTGTGGCTTTGTCAGCAACTGCTGCGGTGTAGAGGTGGACGTTCTCGTTGAACACTCCATAGTCAACATTGGCTGTCAGTTCGTCGGTAACTGCTATTCCGGAAAGCCTAGCGTCGACGTAGTCGGTCACTCGGACAATCGGGTAAGCAGGTTTAAGGTTGGTAATGTCTAACCGTTTAAAGGATTTTGCATCTAGGGGTTTCCCGTTTCCGTAAAGTTTGGTTAGATATACCCTTTCATCCTGCAGGAAGTGGAAGTGATCGCTGTATTCGACTTTTCCTTCTTTCCCGGTTCCAAGTCCGAAGAAGTATCGTTTTGCAAGCCCAATGACCGCTTCGTTCTGCGGTACCCAAACGGACTGGGCAACTTTGGTTGGGAAGGGGAAAATGTTGTTTACCCATACACCGTTCACCTTTGCAGTAGTGGAGGGCATTAGTTTAGTGAAATAATCGATCGGGTTGACAACCAAGAGTACCTCGGTTACGGGTCGGACTAGACCGTTGGGTCCGGTTGCAAGCCCTGCAATTATGCCACCAAAGGTTTCCGGAGAGATTTCCGCCAGAGGGACGGGAACAAGGAGATCATAGCCGTCTACCGGGTCGAGGGCACTAGAAGGATCTCGTCTCATGCCGATCGGCTCGTCAAGTCCGCTTCCGTCGATGATGGATTTCTCTAGACCGTTGGCAATGGCTTCCGCAAGGATGGTTCTTACGTAACGATCGATCCACTCGGGACCAATATCAAGCATGGGTTTGCTGATGGGGATATAGGCGGACAGCTTTTTCTGCCGCAAGTCGAGCACATCAAAGCCGGAACTGATTTCTTTGGTGATCTCATCGGTGAGTTTTCCCCAGTGAGCGAGGAAACGACCGTCAATAGTGCTGACAAGGATCTCGACCAAGATTCCGGTATTCTGGAAATTGATCTCACTTAAAAGCGGATGATTTTCAATGATGTCCTCAAAGACTGCATTGATAACGGTTTTCGGTAGTGCCTCATCAATTAATGTAATTGCCTGTTGCGGGTTGCTGGAACCCATCGCTTTGATCAGTTGTTCGTAGTATTTGTTTTCCTCGGAAGTAAGGGCCCTTACTCCGCGTCCTGCTAAGATTTGATTGTCGGCTGCCTGTACTAGCCCTTTTGCTTCAGCCATGACAGCCTCCTGAAGCATATCGGTATACTCGGTGAATGCTTCGTTGAACAACTCTTCGTTTCCGTCTTTCATAGCCTGATTTAGTTTGACCATGATTTCTGCCTTTTGTCTTTGTAAAAGGTCTGGATTTTTCATATGTTTTCGCTCCTTTAAATAAAAATTAGCGGAACAATGCCGCCATAAGGTTTTTTGGTTTATTCTGTTCTGGTTCCGGCTCCGGCTCGGGGTCTGGGTCGGGTTCAGGAGGCTTTGGGGGTTCTGCGCTTTGCGTAAGCTCCCTAATTTGTGCCGCAAGTGCTTTGTTGTAACTTAGCTTCTGCTCTAGCGTTCTGTTCATTTTTTGCAACATTTGCTTTGCTTCGGTCAGATCTTTTGTTTCATCTATGATTTCATCACATAATCCATATTCCAAGCATTGCTGGGCGGTTAGCCATGTTTCTGCATCCATTATTTCAGTTAGTTTTTCTTCTGTGAGTTTGCCTTTTGATTTCTCTAGATACGCTTTTCTGTTACCTTCCATGATAGTGTCCAGATCGTCCGCTGCTTTGCGGAGTTGTCTTGCGTTTCCGACAACGACATCCTCCATTTCATGCAGCATTTGCATAGTGTTGGAGTACATTTTAACTCGGTCGCAAGCTGTCAAGAGAAAGGAAGCTGCCGAACACGCGAAACCGTCAACGTATCCAACTTTTTCCGCCGGGTGTCTGACTAACTGATTCCTTATCGCCATGGCCTCATACACATAGCCGCCGAAGCTGTTCACGTAGAGATTGATTCGTTTTGCGTTCGGGTGTTTCGCTAGCTCGTCTCTGAAAAAGTTTGCGGAGGTTTCGCTTACAACCGGCTCCCATTCCCGCCAGTCGAAATAATCTCCTTCTATATTGCTGTAAATGTATAGGTCTAAAGCGTCAGGCTGGGCAGACTGCTTTAGTTCCCACATTCTTTTTGGGGTTTTAGTTTGCCTCATCTGCTTCACCTCCTTTAAATGTCTTCTTCTTTTTCCCAACAGGGACGATGTGCCCGTTGCATCTTTCGCACCATCTGCCGTCTATGCCGTTTTGTATTAATTGTTCATGGTTGCACATAAGACATTTGTAAATTATGATTTCACTTTTCGCCACATCAGCCACCCCCTTTAAATACATCTTCAACCGGCGAATAGTTTTTGGTCATCCATCTGGCTTGACTCCATTCGGTATTGAGTGGTTCCATTCCAAGCATCTTCAGACAGTCGTCAACGCAGTAGGCACCTATTCTGGTTAGTACATCAAGAGCATTCGCAACATCCTTGATATCAACCGCTCGGATTCGTGTGGTATCTAATTTACAATAAGTTCTTTCAAGAAATGCTCGTTTACCGTAGAGTTTGCGGTTTATTTCATCATTCAGGAGTTCAGCTAGCGGATTAACACAAAATGTTAGAAAGTTGTTTATTGCCTTATCTGTGTCTGCTACGCTGCCCCTTAGTAACTGTGGAGGAATTTGGAACGCAATTGCCGCAAAGTCAAAAATATCATCGATGAATGCCCTGATGTCGCGTCCTTCTACTCCGCCTTTTACTCCGATATTGCTAGAGAGTTCTTCGTATTCCATACCGTTTGAGATCGGGACAACTGCTCCGCCTTCGGCTTCGAAAAACCGCTTAAATCTTCTGTTCAAGAGATCTTCAAGGTCGTTTCGTGCTTTGTCGGTTTCTGGATATGTTGTCGGGATTATGAGTTTGCCTCGCCTTGCGTTGTTTCGTTTGTAATGTTCTTGACTTGCGGCTATTAGTTTTGCGTAGGACTCATACAGCCCATCGATTACATCTTTTATTTTTTCGTTGTGTAATTCAAAATGGAAAACTTCTGATTCGGTGTAGGTTCTGTTTAGCTGAAAATCCTCGATTACAACATCCTTATAGATGTTTTCTTTGAACGCGTATTTGTCTACAGCGAAACTATCTGCGACGTAAAAATTAAGGTTTTGTTGAATGACTAAGCACTCATTTTCATAAACCAGTTTTCCGATCACATCTCGCCAGAATTTACTAGCGTTTTTGTTTTGGTTCGGTTCGACGTTGAGCAGGTAATAGTTGTTTTTCCTTACTTCTTTCCCTTTTTCGTATGTTAGGAACTCGCCCCTTGATACGGTGTTAGAAATCAGGTTTACGCAGGCTTGAACTGCTAGTTCTTTGAAGTATACTTCCGTTGCAAGTTCGCCAATATATGTATCTAGATTTACCGTTTCGCCTTTATCAAAAAGCCTTAAAAACCAATCCCATAATGCCATCTGTTCACCTCCCTAGTAGGTATAAACATCGAATATTCTTATGTCGTTTTGTACCTCGATTAATTCTGAGTCGAGGGAAAGAGCGTGTATCAAACCAAAAAACCCGTCTGTTTTGCGGGTTTTGGGCTCTATTTTTAGGTATGTCGTGTTGCCTTTTGCGTCTACACCGGTATAGGTATTATTTATATACCAACGCATTGTTGGATTGTCACCAAGCACTAGCGTTTCTTCCGCAAACATATTTTCAATGAGTGGTGCTATTTTTGCGTGGGTGATTGGACCGCTTCTGACTTGCGTTAATGGCAAACCTTTATTTTTGAATTCTGATTCTAAGAGGCTCGCTCGGTAGCTGTCGCAAGCTATGTTTTTGATGTGATATTTTTTCGCCTGCTGTAAAAACCAGTTAGAAATATCTTCTGCCCTGATCGCATCTCGATAAATAATCGTAATCAGCCCACGCTCTTCCATCTCGCGAACGGGGAATTTAATGGGCCTGCTTTCTATCTGCAATGCTAGATGACAAACAAAAGTATGTTCGATGTAGTATCGTAATCCTTTGTGTTTGAATAGCAAGCCGCAACTTGCAAAGTCCGTTGTTCTCGCATAGTCTAATCCGCCAATACATTGTAGCCCTTTCAGTTCTTCGTATGGAATCGGCTGGTTGGTAGCCAGGATTTTCTCCCAAGGAGCTACCACGATGAAATTATCCTGCGCCGGAAGGTTCATGCGCTTAGTCATGAAGTCAATCGCCAGTTGGGGTTGGTATTTCATCTTGGTGTAGGCTTTTTTGAGCTCCTTTTGCAGCTCCGGAAAGTACGGCAGGGACGGGTTCGCTTTTGGCCAGTTTGCGGGGTCGTGGACTTCTTCTTTGCCATCAAGTTTATAAATCAGCGGCAAAAATCCTAAGTCTTTTATTTCTCCAGATAAGACTTGCTTGGATAGGTCTAATAGGTCATCTAATACTCCACCCCTAACATAGCCATTGGTAGTAATAAAAAACTTTCGGCTATGCTTTTTTTTGCCAAAACTAGCAGTAAAGGCATTGATGACTGTCCAATCTTCATACTCAAGAATTTCATCAAATATTAAACAACCTGCGCGCTTTCCTAACCTGGTTTTAGCATTAGAAGTATTGTATTTGATATAAGAATTTGTTCTTAGGTTTACTATGACCTGTTTTGACTTATAAAAGAACTTCTTGGACTTCTTCCATGTCCTTTCTAGGACATTGTAGACATCATTAAAAGAAGTTTGTGCTTGTTCTTTACTATTGGCCACAATGTCAACATTATATTCCCTTATCCCGTGATAATGGGTTGTCAGGTACCAGGCAACCGGGGAAATGAATCCATTTTTGCCGTTCCCTGTTCCCATTACCAAAAGAAATTCATCAAAGACAACGGTATCATCTTTGTAGTAACAATGAATCAGTGCCAATACAAAAAGCTCCCAGTTAAGGAGCTTATATCCAAAATAGCGTTCTATAAGTTCAACAGCCTTATCAAGCATATCGCCCCGGATTATTACATCGGAATTATCTAGCTTATCCTCAATGTAGTCCATTGCCTGTTTGAGTTCTTTACAGGCTGGTATTTTGCCGCTGCGTATACCGTCCATGTAGGGGTCAATGAAGGGATGGTAGTTTTTCTTCCTACATTTCGTCGTCGTCATCGTCGATCACTTCAAAATCACTAGCTTTTAAATCAAGCTCGTTAAGGATCTTTAGCATCTGGGCATTGGTTTTGTTTAACTCTGAGATGGAGTCGTTTTTTTTGTAGCCCCATTGATCCTTGCCGTTCTGATATTTGACGGTTACGCCACGCTTTTTAATATCTGCTATCAGGTC